ATAAAAGGAGCGGCAGTAGCAGCAGGCGCAGGCCTCAAGATACTGATGGACGCGATCACTGTACTTATTCAAAACCTAAAAGAGATTGCAGTAGTTGCAGGAGTAGCAGGAGCTGTTGGCGCTTTCCTTAATTTGACTAAAATTATTGCTGCCTTAAAAGTTGCAGTATTCGACTTAAAGCTTGCCTTCGCTGTGTTGACGAAGACAATGCTTCTAAATCCGTTCGTTGCTCTGGCGGCAGGAGCGACTGCGGCGGCTATTGCTCTACATAAAGCGACTACTGCAAATAAAAGATTCAACGAATCAGTTGTCAAGGGCGAGGTCTCGAATGAGCAAGCCAATGACAAGCTTCGCGAGATGAATAACAAGGTCCAAGAGCTAGAGGCAAGGCTCGAAAAAGAAACAAATAATCGCATGATTCGTGCCTTAAAACGCCAGCTAGACGCGGCAAAAATTGCTGCTGACGACTTGCAGCTAGCAATGAAGCTAGCCAGCAGCTACGAAGTTGCAGGCATCAAGTATGACCGCATGACTGGTCGTCCAATTGATGCTCCTACTTCATACACACCTACCGATTACGACGATCCGACACCAGAAGGAAGTGGCACAGGCGGAGGCAGGGAGCCGATGTCAGAGGTTGAGCTTCAGCTGCGTCGTCAAATGCGTGAAGCGATTGAGGCAGAAAATCTCGTAAAACAGTCTTTAGTGGAGCTTGAGTTAGATCTTTTAGCGGCAGCCAGGGAAGTAGAAGATGTTAATAGAAGAACTAATTTGCAAGAGCAGGCGCAAGCTGATCATCAACAACGGATGAATGAGATCGCCGAGGATGGCCTCAAGATTTTTGAAGAGCAAGAAAAATTGAGGGAACAAGCAACGATTCAGGTTCGCGAGGCAATGATCGAAGCTTCTGGCTTGAAAGAAGAAGAAATGAAGCGCATTGAAATCATGAGAACACTTGCTGCATTTGCAGCAAAGTTTAAAGATGTGCTGACGGACGAGGAGATGGTGAAATTCTTAGAGAAGTTGCGTGATGCGCTTACAGCCCTACAAAAGAAAACAGACGATACAGGCGAAAGCTTTGACTCAGTATTTAGAGACAAGCTTGACGACATGATCAATGTTGCGCCCAAGCTTGCAAATGTTGCTGCTGGCGCGATTGGCAAGATCAGCGACGGGCTTGTTGAAATGATTGCAACTGGAAAGGCAAACTTCAAAGAAATGGCAGCATCGATCTTGAAAGATATAGCCAAGATCTTGATGCAAGCCGCAATCGCCAAAACAATCAAAATGTTCCTTAGTGCGGACGGCAATGTTGTCCAAGGCGGTCGCATCAAGCCATACGCCAAAGGCGGCGTTGTCGCTGAACCGACGATGTTCCCAATGGCAGGTGGTGATGTTGGTCTAATGGGAGAAGCCGGGCCTGAGGCGATTATGCCTTTGAAGCGTGGCAACAATGGCAAGCTTGGCGTTGAGGTTGCAGGGCGCAGCAATGCGCTGGAGGCAATGAGTCGCTACTCAATTCAGAACAACGGTCGTGGCTCTATTGGCTCTGGCGGCACCGACGATCCAAGCAGCTTTGGAGGAGGAGCGTCTCCGCAACCCATTGACGTTCGCTACAGCGTCGAACGCATCAATAGCGTTGATTATGTGACTGCTGATCAGTTCCAAGTGGGCATGAGGCAAGCTGCTTCTCAAGGCGCTAAACAAGGTGAGCAACAAACGCTGAAGCGCTTACAAATGAGCAGCAGCACTCGTAAGAGGGTCGGGATGTGACTCAGTTTGCTTTTGGCCACGTCCTACGGATTACGCCTAAGGACACCGTTGACTTTCGGTTTCAAAACTTTTTTATCGGTAAACAGCTGACACACGGTGGTGCTGAATACCAGTTTGTTCCGTTTGGTTTTTCTGGTGTCACCGTCAACCGCACAGGCGATGGCATGGAAGCAACACTGGTCTTCCCAAACAATGATCTCAGCAGATCGTGGGGCGTCAACGCTATTGAAGGCAGTTACCTGATGGAGGTCGAAGTTTTGATCATCGAAGACTCTGACCCTGACTCTGGCCTTACAGCAACGCACACCACTGTTCACACCTACACCGGGCAAGTAACTGGCGGGCAGTGGGATAATGTTTCGCTCAACCTAGAGCTGAGTTCTGTGTTAGATGCTGTTGGAACGGACGTGCCAAGGCGTTCTTTAACGCAGCGCATGGTTGGCAACCTGCCGATTAGCAACAGTGTCCGACTGCAGTGATCTAATCGGAATGCCGTATCGCTTTGGCGCTGACGGCAGTGATGGCTATATCGACTGCATCCATATGTGTTATCAAGCATTGGAGCGGATGGACGTTGACGCGCCACCGTTTAAGCAATCTTGGTACGAAGCCAGCAAGTGGGAGATCTGCCGAGACCTTATGCGCTGGGGTTTCCGCGTTGATCGACCTCAGTATGATGGGGATATTCTGCTGCTACCGCAGCAATCCTGGGCATTCGCAGTCACATGGCAGACGGGAATCTTGTACGTCAATCGGGGATTGCAAAAAGTGCAATGGTCTACGGTCCAACTGTTTCCGACGTACCACTGCTTCCGTTCGAGAAAGAGTTAATCAAGACGATTGGCATAACGGAAGAGGAATATCGCAAGTTTGCCGCTGAGGTAAGACGTAAGGGTGTGGTGCGTCCGGCTGAATATGAACATATTCCTGATGTGGTCAATGGAGACCCATTTACTTCTGCCCTTATAAGTATTGGCATCAGCCTTGTGCTGACTGGTGTTTCTTATCTGCTAACACCAAAGCCCAAGATGCCAGAGGCATCGAAACAGTCGCAGCTTAATCTCGGAAGTGTCAATGCTGGCAACCGTTTTACGCAAAGCCGAGGCTTTGACACGCTGAACGAGCTTGCAGATTACGGCGCACCCATTCCAATCATCTTTGGTCTGTATAACGAAACTCAAAAAGTTGGCGGAATGCTCGTTACGCCAAAGCTTGTTTGGTCTCGGATGTTTAGTCACGGCACGCAGCAGTCAGCCAAGCTGATGTTCGTTGTTGGAGAGCAAGGATTTAGAGACGACACTGCACCTGACGGCATCCAAAAGCCAGAGCTGGAAGGCATTTTTCTTGGTAACAATGCGCTTGACGCTTTGCATAAGGATTTCTTTGCGGTTTATTGGAAAAGAAACACATCTATTTCTGACATTTCACGAATTAGGGCAGGTAATTTAATTGAAGGCACTGCAGGCGGCCCTGATAAAGGGGATCCGGTTAAATATGTTGCCACTGATGACGATGTTTTTCTTTGCCCCAGCAATGTAGTTGACCAAAACGAAGATTTTTGCCACGCATACTCGCCAGCTAATAACACAGAGTTTGGTGTTTACGGTGCAATTCCAAACGGCACTGGTTTTAGAGTTAATTTTGAAACTGTTTCAATCGTTAATATTGATGAGGACAGAAAGGCTGATAGGCAGCGGGCTTTTAACCTGACGTTGCGCCGCATAAAAATTGTTGGCTCTAAAGATGTAAGTGTTAAAGCCAATGAAAGAGATGTTCTAAAGGACATACGCGAACAAAATATGGAAGGCAAGGGTCGTCAATACAGCCCACGCATGGGAGTTATTCAAATCAACCGTGGCAATAGCGAGATTAAGCCAAATAGCAATGAGCACAGAATTTCCCCAACGGTTCAAGTGGGAGACAATATCTTATTTAAAATAAGCAAGGAGGAAATACCTGATGACTTATATGATAGAGGTGGTGGCAAGGGAAAAGAATCAGTTGATGACATCAATCAAACAGTAAAGGCTGAGCAGCTTGCAGCTGACGATGCCATGCAGGTTGGCGAGCAGTTTGCTATCGGCAATACTCTTTGGGTAGTTAAAAAGCGTAGGCTGACAAGGTTTAATCCTGACATTACAGACGGCTTAAATCAGATTATTACTTTAGAATGTATTGGCGTAAACGAATCTCGGCAGCAGCAGATTGGTGTTGTTAGCGAAGATTTGGTTATTGATCCGCCTGACGATTACATCGGAGACGGATTTGAGAGGGACGGCGTTGGTGCTGCTTTTTTCCCTGTAACTAAAATTTCTACTGGACTGGTGAGAAACAACCGTCCAGCAGTTGTTACTGAAATTGGAATAAAAAGCCGAGTCTTTCAAAGACTGCAGGGCCTTTGTGCTTTCAACACCACTCCGACGCCTAACGAGTTGAAAAAATTTGATAAAGAGGACACCGCAATACGTTCTGGCACTTATACGGGCACAATTCATAGAACTTCTTTCTTCCAGGTTTTTGTGCGTAAAGCTGGAAAAGGAGAAGCTGGCGAGTCTTTTGAATTTCAAAAAATAAATCATTATTTTGCCGTGACAGGCAGTCGTCCTGTTGATCAATATAACTTTCTGCGTTTTGTCCATCCACAAGATTTGCCGCCGACAGAGCTTGAGTTCAAGTTTGTGCCAATACCTGGCTCTGAATTAAGGTCGCTTGCTTTAGATGAAGAAATTATCCGCCTGTCCGCGTCTGTGTCGGACAAAGACCAAGAGCATCTGCGTTTAACTGCAGAGGTTCCAGGGCTTGGTAGGTTTGGGGTTGTGGTTGCTGGAACGAGAACTAAGAAATCCCAGCTACAGACCAACAAGGAATTCGTAAGAAAGCCTAAGACCACTCTTGAGCCTGGTGGAAGAACAATTCCTCAGACTGTTTCGCGCAGCATAGTTTTGCCGCAGGACACTCAAGGTGAGTTTGTTATGGCAGAAGCAATTCAAAGAGAAAAAAATATAAGCAACGATGAAAGAATTGAGGGAGGCAAGAACGGCGCTTTCTTCCACACAATTTTTGGTAGTTGCGATGGCAACTCCATTAACGAAGGTGGCGAGCTGTCAAAACAAACTAGAGAAGTTTTAAGTAGTGATGGACGGCGATGGATGGTCGTGAAGTGGACGGTGCGCAAAACAAGGCTGTCAGATACCCATTACGCTCACGTAAGCAATGGTGTGAATTTCACATGGGCGTTTATTAGTTGCGAAGTTGTGGGTAGTTCTGATGGCTATCAAGTTGGCGACATTGTTGAGTTCAAGCGGGGACTTGGATCGACTTCAGGCTCATCGTCTGCATATCCAACTGATGGCTCGAATCCATTTGTGCCCAACCATCCAAGCGGCATAACAA